GCGGATCGACTCTTCGTAGGTACAAACAAAGACTTCCAAGCCGCCTTCTGCCGAAAGTAGATCGATCATGCGCTGCTGTAGCGTGGAGAGCTTGCCGCGCTTCGGAGCTTTGAGTTCAATGAGAATGTGCTTGCCGTCACGCATGAGAAACCAATCAGGTGCGCCGATTGTTCCTTCAAACGATAGCTTGTAGGCGGTGATGTGGAGCTTCTTGCAGAGCTTCTTTAGGAAGAGCGTGTTTTGTCCTTCCGGCGTTGTCATGCCGCGTCTCCTTCACCAAACCACAATTCAATCGCTTGTAACAGCAGCTCATAATGCTGTTTGATTTTCGGATTATCTGCATGGGACTTTTCGGAGGCCTTTCTAAACTCTCCAATCGTTCCTCTGAAACAATCCCTCGTAAGTTCGACTGAGCCGCCTTTTGTTCTGTATGCGGTCAGTGTTCCGATATTCCTTCCGACGCCGGTAAAGATCTGACAGTCGCGCTCTTGTTTAATTTCAGCTTCACCGCGGACTCGAGCATCGCCACAGACCCGAGCATCGCCACAAACCTGAGCCATGCCGCAGACTTGAGCGTTTCCATAGACCTTAGCATTGCCGCTGACCTGGGCACTGCCATAGACCCAAGCACCACCGTAGACCTGAGCGTTTCCATAGACCCTAGCATTGCCGCTGACCCACGCGTTTCCGCCGACCCAGGCGGTGCCGTTGTGACAAAGGTTCTCTTCTGATTTAATGTAACCGCCTAGATCACCGGCTTTTACGCCACTGAAATCTCTCAGCGCTTTTATTCGGTAGAGTATGTGTGTGCCTATAAGAAGTGAATCGGCTTTGATAATTTCATATTTCTTAATCATTTTCTTCGCCTGTTAGTAGGTTCCTTTTCCGCCGAGACATCTGTATCCATCAGTGCCGAAACGACACGACCTGCACGAGCGAGGTACTCTGCGTCTGCCGCTGAAACGGTTGCCGTAAACCCATAGCCTTCGACAGTTACGGAGATTTCAGAACCGATGTGTCCGTCGCCGTAGGTATCGTCGGGGTGGTCAAGCTTTTCGCCGTATACGATTTCAGCTTTTTTCAACTTTTCGAGATTCATTTGTGCTCCTTCAGATATTTTTTCGTCCTGCGGTGGACTGATACAAGTGCGTTGTAAGCAACGATTAGATCTTCAAGGTTTGCCTTATACAACCTGCGTTCGTATTTAAAATCGAGTAGGTCGAGATCAAACAGAAGCTCAATCGTTTTTATCCTTTGACGGATAGAGATCTGAGAACGGGTAAGGATCTCCTGCCACCTTGTTATGATCTGAGTCACTTGACTTTCAGGGGCTGTCATTTATTACTCTCCAGTACATAACGTTTGAAGTAAGACTGATGGCTCTGAATCTCCTTCTGGATAACGTCGTTGTATCCGGCTTGGTAACCGCGGGCGTAAGCAGATTCTTTAGCGGCCTTGGCACCTGCTTCATAACCGGCTTCATAGACACCTTTGGTTTCGTCTTTTTCAGCGGTCATTTGTTCTCCTTCAGATATGCGTCAATCTTGCGAGACGCGCGGGAAAGAGCTTCACGAGCGGTTCCGAGAGCGTCATGAACGGCTTCGCATACCTCGTACTCCTTTCCGTCGAGGTCAGGAAAATCCGCTATTTCAAGTTCGTACTCCTTTCGGCCAATGATTTCTTGTAGGAAAGCGAATCCTCCGATCCATTCCTGCAATGTTTCTTTATCCATTTGCTTTCTCCTCATCTTCAAGGCGTTTAATAAAGGCATAGAAGCGGTCCGCTGTTTCCTTTGCCATTTCCTTTGTGAAAACAACTACGTAATGCTCGTCGCTTTCTCCAACCGCGGTAATCGTTATGAGCTTCGGATCCTCCTTAGCCAGCAGTCCGTCGACGATGGGGACGAGTGGCTCAGTATTGTTAAAACGCTTGTCTTTCTTCAGGTTTCTTGCCGCCGATGTCCCGATGATTACGGCTTCTCTCAGTTTTTCTTTATCCATTTACTTCTCCTTATTACCAACAAAGCAGACAGATCAGCCACATGAGAGATGCACCGACTGCCGCACCGAATGAAAAATAGAAAACCTTGTCCATACCTCACTCCTTCCGATATCTGTAAGATTCAAAGCCTGCTGCCACGAGCGGGAGTCCTTCGGCCCAATCCGGCAGTGCGGACATGAGCTCCTCCATCTGTCGATGATTTCGCGTTTCGTCATCAGGTATCTCGCATATGTACTCGTCGTGTACAGATAGGACGATCTCGTAGCCTGCGTTTTCAAGTCTGTCTCCAGCTGAGAAAAGCAGGTCACAAGCTGCTGCTTGGGTGAGGTTCTCGACCAACTTTCCTCCCCAAGTCTTTAAGCGACAGAACTTTCGCGTCTTTTGGTCGACGCCCAGGTAAGTGATGTCTCCGCCTTCCTCGGCTCGAGGAGCGGGATAAACTAAGTACCGCCCTGACGGCAGACGCAAGAGAAGCCAATTCTTATGACGGTAGGCGCAGATTCCGCGACGAACTTCAAAACGCTTGGCCGGGCAGGCGATAGCCGAGCGAACGGCACTCTCACAGGCTCTCCAGAAGTCAACAATCTGCGGGTTAGCGTTTCGCCAAGAACGTTTCACTGTGTCGCATGCAACCCAAACGTCATGGGGCAGGTTGGCAGTTCGTTTGTTCTCAACCGTCCAGTCCCACATCTCGAAAGCAGCTTCATAAACATCAGGGTCAGCTGTCTCTTTGACGAGCTTGCTCATACTGCCGAAGTTAATTCCGAAGTTATTGGCAAACTGTGCGAAAGCACCTGCGCCTCCCCCGTAGCCCAATGCCAGTTCTTCAACTTTTCCGATCTGGCGCTGCGGCTTGGTTACTTTGTCAGGATCGAGACCAAAGGTCCTGCCGTAGGTGAGCTTGTACAAGTCGTGCCCATTGCCGGCATCAAAGTCTCTAAACGCCTGAAGTTTCCACTCTTCACCTGCAAGGAATGCAAGTACGCGGCCTTCGACGTTTGAGTAGTCCGCCACGCAGAGACGCTTGCCTTCCGGGGCTGTGATGACACCGCGCAAACACTCGGACAAGAGCTCAGAAGGGTGTTCATAGACTGCGGCTAAAGTTTCAGATTTCATACCCTCAATTGCAGCTTCGATTTCCTTATACCCCTTGGTTGGACGAGGCAGGTTTTGAGGCTGGAACTTGGCGCCGGAAACTCGACCGGTTCTGGCTGCACCTCGGAATTGGAGGCAACCTTTAAGACGACCTTCAACCTGACAGTTTTCAACCACCTGATACTTAGCTTTACTAGTTCTGGCGCCCCGCAAGCGCTCTCGCAGAATGTCCTTGACACCTTCAGGAAACTCAGGGTCTTCCAAATACCGCTCGATATCAGCCGCTCTCAAGCTTTCAATATCAACGCCGTACTCCTCTTTGATGTAATCAATAATGGCTTGCCGTTGCCCCGCAGTATTGACCCGTCCTTTTGTTTTCTCTTGAATGGATTTGTCTATGTCTTCTTTACTTTCGTTGGCTAGCTTGATTGCGGCTTGCACCAAGTCCATGTCAACGTACATTCCGCGACGATTGATACGGGCGTCCAGCAGCTGGAAGCATTTTTCTTCTTCCGTCTGATTAAATCCCGGGAATTTTTTATAGATCTCCCGCATGGAGGACACATCACGGCGGCAGTATTCAACGAAGCGTCCCCAATCTTCGGGCGCATCCGCTTCTTTCATGCGCCAATTACGAACGCCGTTTTTATATTTGGGTACGCAGAACTTCTGAATGAGGCGGGCACCGTCTTTATCTTTGGCAACATCCACTGGGAGCTTAAAAATGGAGCAGAGCTCATCTAAACCGCCGGGGAGACCATGCTGATATGCAATAACACGGACGTCATCACATTTAATAAGAGGAAGATCAATGCCTCGGTAGTGAAGGAAAACGGTGTCAAACATCACGCCGTTTACCCAAACGTGACGGGCGCCGTAAGAGCGAATGTCCTGAAGCGCAATCTTCAGGTCTGTCGGCATTTCAGGTTCTTTGTCAGTGTCCCAAACCTTAACAGGGCCGTCGTTTAACGCATAAGCCCAAAGCAGAATGCGGGCGCTTGGGTGCGCTGCGTAGGCGTGGGTGCCGTGCTGGATTGGAACCTCGGAGTATGTTTCGAGGTCCATAAAGTAAGTTTTCTCTTTGATTTTCATGTTTCAAGCTCACTGGTAACTAGGAGGCTTGACGCGAAGGTGCTTCTACGGAAGGCCTTTGGTATCTCGCGGTATTCAGGTCATGACAACCCGGGACGAGGCCGATTGTTCGGTTTTGACGCGTCTTGCCTTAAACCAGGGCTCGAAAACTTACTCAAGCCCTAGTTTAAAGCACCTCCTCCTGTTAAGAGGAGGCAGTACTGCTACCAAGGAAGTTCGTCGCCGTCCTGGTCTTCTTCAGGGTCGTCCGCGAGATCATCTAAATCGGAATCTGACACGCCTCTTCCGCCGAGGAACGGTTCACCGTCTTTTTCAAAAGCCATCCCTCTGAAATCAAATTTCACCCCTTTAGTTCCCTTGTATTCGTAAGCTTTAGGTTCAAGAATCAAAGTGACATAACAACCGTCGTAAATAGACCCGGGTTCGCCTTCTACACATAGTTTCTGCGGCTGTCCTTTGGTAAGCCTTTGCTTAAGAATCGGAGCAGGGATCGGTTTTCCTTTTTCCGTTTTTGTGTTTCGAGTAACTTTGACACCCGGAAACTCCCCAAGATACTTATCCTCGCGAACCCTGGCGGCCTTGAAGTCTGGCTTAAGGTTCATGTAAATCTCTTGGGCTCTGTCCTTCCATAGAGCCTTCGCGGCACGTTGCATTTCTGTTTCAAGAAAATCGAGTTGTTCTTTAGAAATAATGCAGGTGGCCGAGTATTGGTCTTTACCGGAAAGATTAGGCGCGGGACGGTAGAGAGCTGCAAAGGGTCCTACGCGGACACCTTTTAAGAAAAGAATGCTAGGGTTGGCTTTAAGTCGGCCGTACGTTGCTTTTTGATGGTTATCTTGCATTTTTAATTCCTAAAATGTTGATGAAAGCGTCTTTTCACTTCTCGTATAGCCTCGTCTAGCGCTTCCGTCCGAGCCTTAGAGGTTCCAACAGGAGCCTCAGGTTCGATAGCCGCGGCCTTTTTCAAAATGCTCCGAGCGATGGGTGGAAGCGGGTTCCTACACAGGTTTTCCGGAAGCTGCTTCACCGGGTCCTTCTTCTGCGAGGTCATTGAAATCCTCTTCGGTTACTTGACTGAAAACCATCGCAGGTCGCTTGTCTTCAATGCCTACCAAGGTTGGTTTCCCGTCGTTTTGAGTAATTAAGTCCTCAAGGGCCTTCCACTGGCGATCACCGATAACGGGCTTTCCGTCCTCACGCTTCACTTTTCGATTAAGTTCTTCTGCTCTTGTAGGGCTGATAAGGTCCTTCTTGTAGGCGAAATCAACAGGAATGCGCATGGATCGGATCACTTCTTCTGCTTGCTTCTTGTCTTTCCAGCGGCGGATGCCTCGGTTGCCTCTAACGATCTTGTAAAGCGGTACTGTTTCTCCAAGGCTGATGCGCGTATAGGCTTCGTCCTCAACATCAGAGAACCAATCGATGACGAGTTTTCTGAACTTCAAAATCGCAGATAACTGATCCGGGGTTGCGTCTTTCGGAGAGGGCAGAGACGTCGGGAGCCTCAACGCGGCTGAAACCTGACGAACTCGCCCTGTGCAGGCGTTATGCGCAGGACACCACTGACAGTTAGCGTCCGAAGGGTTGAATGCTTCCTCGGGTGCTTCGCCGGCTTCAATGTATTTCTGACACTCAGACACAGCTAGAAGAACTTCAACGCCGAATTTTTTAAGCTCTTCACGGCTACAGGTCCAAGACTTAGCAGCAGGTTCTCCGATTGCTCTCGGCTGAACGATGTGGAGAGTGATCAAATTGATATGAGAGGCCTTGGGGTTTTGCAACACAGCCCAGGCGTAAATCATCAGCTGCTTGTTCTGCACCGGGGATACAGAATTGCCGATACCATGCTTGTAGTCGAAAACATGCAGTTCGTCGTTTACGGCAAGAATGCAGTCTGCGTAACCATATTGATTTTGGACTCCGTAGATTGGAGAAAGGTCAACGCGGCCTTCCACCATCCAGGAATCAGGTTCTTCGAAATACGTGCCTTCAATCTCTTCGAGATACGGACGCATACAATCAACGAGATCGGGGTCCTCAATCTTGGCGAGGATGTCGGGTATCGGCATCTTGTCTCTTAGAAGGAGAAGTGCGCACTGCTCAGCCACGGAGTGAGCGCGCGTGCCTTCTTCGGCATACTCGGAGCTCTTGTAGACGCCATGGAGCTTAGACATCGTGGGAGAAGCCTTGCAGGACATCCAGCGGGTAGCGCCTGAAGGAGGAAAAACGGAGTGGCCGCGTTGCTCGGAGACTTCGGTCACGGGGATGATTTCGATGCTCATTTTGCTCCCTCAATTGCTATGTTCATGTAAGCCATGAATTTCACGTGCTGCTCATGGTCCATAGGGTCTGTTGCCTGGAAGGGATGACCCAAGAAGGCGTTGCGGACTTCAGCTGTCTTGGTCTTGGCTTCAGAGGCCCCAATCCGACCTCGAAACACCCCAAAGAGGGTCTGACAAATGCGGCTTCTCTCAGCTTTTTCAGCGTCAGCGTCAAACACTTCCGGAGCTTTTTCTTCCTTCTTTGGCTCAGGCTCGGTGACCGTCGGATTAACATCAGCCTCAGGCGCATCCGCGTGTGAGGGCGTTTCAGTTTTTTCGCCTAGTCCAGCCTTGACGCCGGAAGCAGGTTTCTTTTGGGCCTTTTGTACAGGCTCGGAGGAATCTTTTTCCGGTTTTCCTTGGCGCTCTTTCAGTAGATTTACAAGTTCACCCGTCACCCGGGTATTCTCTTGAATCGATAAAGTTAATGCTGATATGTAGCTCTCAATGCTCATAAATCAATCTCCTTTTTACGGGTTAAAAAATCGGATTACTGCTCAATAGGAACCGGAAAAACTTCCGGATTTACTGATTCCTTTAATATTTGAACCATCGGGGAACCGGGACTAAGGAACTTCAGGCGTCTGGTTAAATCCACTCGGGCGGTAAATTTGATTTTTTCTTTTCCGCTGTCTAATTGCTTAGCAGCAGTGCGAAGGGCCTCACGGATTGAGCCTGCCACTAGGACGCGATAGACCAGCGCGCGGGAAAAATCGTCAACCTGAGTAATTAAGGGACAGCCGGAAAAGCTCGAATCAAAATAAATAAACGAGACAACCGGAGCCGGCTTGTTATCAATCGTTAAACGAGCGATATACTTGGCTGAGGCTTTGATACCGTCTAAGGCTTCCGGAGCCCTTACCGCCCTAATTTCAATCCTTCTAAAAACCATTTTTCGCTTGTCCTAAAAACGAAAAAGGACGCGCCCGGGGTTTTATCCGGATGCGTCCTTATTTCTGTTTGGGGATCGTCCCAAAGGTCTAAAAACTTTGTTTTATAAATCCACTCAAGAGAATGAACTTATAGAACCCGGCCCGGATTTAAGGAGGCGACCGGTGTCCTCCGGTGCTGCCTAGGCGTTAAAAGCAGCTATCACTTCACGGCGGCGGGCCGTGGGTTTTAGGCGCCTGGATTCAATTGGAGCCGCTGTATTTTCGGTGTCAATACGCAGCCAAGTAATCAGGCGGCCCGTTGTGAAAATCTCGTAACGGTATTTACCGACAGTGAAATCATCTAACATGTCCGATCCTCCTAAACAGCCATGGGCATAAGCGCCGCCGTTATCCCGTGCGAAGCTGTTTCTATAATCAAAGGACCGCGGCGGCCTCCCGGAATTGCACACCAGTCAATTTTTATACTGTTGCTAATACGATTCAGAGAACCGGCGCCGGCTGCTTTTAATATTGACTCGATTAAATTCAGGTATTGGGGTGCATAGAATCCGAATTCCTGATCTTTTTCACTCGGAGTAAGAAACTTTTCAATGGAAGCAAAGAAGGATTCCGGGAGTCTAGGATCAGGGTCATACATATTGAACCGAGAGGCGCCGGCGATGAGCTGGTTATTCTTTGCATCGAACTCAACAACAGCCCCGGGCTTTTCTTTCTTGGCAATCTCTTTCAAATACCCAAGCGGAACGAACCTAAAGGCCTTTTTAGACTGGCTACGTTTTCCATTAATGGCAACTCTTACTAGTAAGACGCGGTTAGTGACATAACAAAAACCTTTACTAATGTCGATATACATCCCTTCGAAGCGATCGCCGGAGCCTGTAGCTTTATTAACGGCTGCGAGTAATTTAACTGTTAGCATGCTGCGGCCTCCTCTTTTAATTCTGCTTCATAGTCTTTCAAGGTAGCATCGGCCAAATTGACAAGCTTTTTATTCTTGAATAGTGCACGCTCGGTGGCTCCCACTAAATGAGATAAAGCAACTTCGCCGCCGACAAACGACTTAATACGTGCAAGGCCTTCGGCTTCTATCGGGTTCCCTTCCAAGTCTGTGAGTTCGGAGTCACCTTCTGAGGCATCTATCAGTAGCTCGCCTGTTTTCGGGTCATGCCAAAACCAAATAAAGCCGGCGTTGTTATATTCGGCGATAGCGTTGCCGTCCTGATCCTGATACTCAAGGGAATAAGAGGTAAAGACCGCGGGATCGTCCCCGTCCATTGTGTCAGCCGGTTCGATTTCATTGAAAGCTTCGGCAATAACTGTGAGGCCCTTGAATGTGCGTTTAACACTGGCCTGGGCATAGTATCTATAGTTCATGGTTCCGCTCCTATTAGATATTGAGTTCACCGGCAAAGTAGAGATCATTGATGATCTCAAGGTCCTCAAAGCCAAGGCGACGGGTTTCGCTGCCGCTCGTAGTGCGACCGCTGGCAGTAACATAGGCGCCGACCTCATCTAACCAGTGGACGTATAAAGTAGGACCGCCAGCCTCAACTAATAGGAAGGCACCGCAATTGTTTCCATCCTCGTCAAAGTATTTTTTGATATCGAGCGGGTCAATGAAGGGATTAACTAAATCAGTAATGAGCGCCTGAGTTTCGTCGAAGGTGAAAAGGTCTAACGTGTCTCCCTTTTCGGCGTGGTCGATATCTCCAAGTGCATAGTCAATGAGTTTAGAAACATCGGAATCAGATAAGAAGCGATACAAGTCTCTAACAAGATCCAGGCGCTCAATATTCAGGCAAGCCGGGGCAAACTGGTAAACAGCGAAACAGCGGGCGGCTTCTTCAAGGTTATTTAAAACATTGTAGGCAGTACGGATGTCAGACAAGAAAGAGTTAATTTCGTCGTCCGGAGTTTCCAGAGGCTTGCGGATTTCAACCGCGGCGGGAGCTGTCGGAAGAGTCAAACCGTCAATAATGTTTTTAAGGGCTGCGACTGCAAGAGGAGCCGGATAAGTGTTAGATGTGAAGTTCGTTGTCATATTTGAATACCTCGATAATTAACTTACTAAAGAGAAGTTAAAGCAATATACTTAATTTCTATGAGTTGAAATATAGCACTTAATTAACCTAACGACAATAAAGGTAAGCATTAAAATTAAGTAAAAGAGTTGTAGTTAGGGAAAATACTTATTAGACTTTCGCCGATCAGGACGCCCAGAATTGGGCCGATTGAATGAATCCGCGAAAAATTGCCTATAAAAGATTAGGCAGCGAGGATTAAACAAGTTGATTTTTGCGGATTCACACTAATATTAGATAGCGTTGATTTTTGCGGATTTAGGCCTGAACACGTTAAACCCTGCGAGTTCGTAAGTTTTTACGTGTTTAGGCTTTTATTTTTTGGGTGGAAAGTGGATATATATCTTTATTTTTACTAAAGTTCACGTATGTAAAAATAAGAAATAAATTAGGAGAGGAAATACAACATATAAGAAGTTAGTAAAAGGCCCCTTTTTTTCCACTATTTCCACCGAGGTCCTAATCCGTCGATTTTTGCGGATTTACATACTTGGAAGCAGGGAGCGACCGCCGGGTTAGCTAAGTAAAAGCCGGACAAGTCGGATAAGCCTTAAAAGCCGTAAAGGTTTTAGGCTGCTAACCCTTGAAAGTTCTACACAACTCGGCGCCGGGGCGCTGTTTTGATCGCGCGCCTGTCAAATCCCACGAGGGGGTATCCTATCTAACTCATTGATTTTTCACTTAACATAATAGAGGTTATGTTGAATAAGTCGGGCTTTTCGCTCGTATTCTGGGGGTGATCGAAACTGCGACCTTCTGAAACTTTTCGCCGGACGGGGGTCGGGCCCAATTTCCTTCGCGCTCGCCGGGGGACATCCAGCGGCCGGTAAACGCAGGAAAAATTCATTTTGAAAAAATATACGTTTTTCAAAAATCATTTTTAGAAAAATTTGCAGATTTCTCAAATCCATTTCTTGGCACCAAAATGGCGTTCTGAGAGATTTTCAACTTCAAACGATAAAAGACTCGACGAAGAAAAATAAATCGTTCAGAAGCTCAGGATTTTCGTTTTAGAGTGGTTCCGAGGGCAAACTTGATCTATACTTTTCTCAAACTGAGACATTGGCTTGATGGTGACGAAACATGAAACTGCATCGTTGGATTGCGCTGAATTCTTCCGGCCGGAGGATCGGGCAAGAGCATCCGCGTGCAAAATTCACGGATCGTGAAGTTGAGCTTACCCTGTGGCTGCGTGAACAGGGTTTGAGCTTGTCTCAGATTGCACGCAAGATGGAAGTTTCTAAGTCTACGGTTTCCCGCTGGGTTAACGGAACCAGCAGAGGTCAGCCTGCGGCAAGATGGTTAAGGAGTGAGTATGGTACGCAAAACTGCACAGGAAAAGCTTGAGGCTCTTTATCCGCAGGGCAAGCCCGATCCGCGCTACACGCCAAAGACCGTGGAGCAGGCCGTCAGCCATCTTGCCGGCGCCAAAAAGCCGCCGAAAAACAACCGAGCCACTTGGGAGCAGCGGTGCGCGTTAAGCGAAAAAGTTAAGCCCTTGTACACCAAACCTGTCACGCCGGTACCTGAGGTGCCTGATGGTACCAAGTGGTCTCCAGAGCGGGACGAGCACTTGTTCGCTTTTCTGATGCAGGGCGGAATTATTCGCGTGTGGCTGGACCTTGCAGGTCTTACGTATTCGGATATCAACCGCCGCAAGAAAAAAGACCCTGCGTTCGCCGCCAAGTATGACGAAGCAAGATCTCTCGGCATGGACGCTTTAGCCGACGAAGCGCTTCTGATTGCCTCAACTCCGATGGATACCGAGGAGGTTGCGGAGACAACGCTCGCCGACGGCGGGAAAGTAGTCGTCCGCAAAAAAGGCGACAACACTTACGCTCGGAAGCTTGCCTTTTACAGCCGGGTGGAGCTCCTCAAGAAGTGGGCGCCGGACCGTTACGGCGAGAAAATCTCTGTTGATGTGACTGACAAAAGAGCCGCGGCTATTCTCGCGGCTCGGAGGAAGTTACAAGGGCTGGACTAGATGGTTATGATCTGGGTTTTCCGATAAAACAAAGGATCGTTCCAACAGTTTTGGGATTCCGATATATGGTTTGATCTGGGTAGTCTGGATTAATTGGTTTTGCCCAGATTGCCCCGCGGTCGCTTTCGTCCACGATTATTTTTCTAATAGCAGCAAACTCTTCTCCGTTTTCATTTTTAAGAATGCACACTGCAATGCAATCGTTGTAGTAGCTAGTGGCTATCTCTTCCCATTCGCTTGTTTTGATAAAAACAAAATCTCCGTCTCGGTAAAGGGGATAGGAAGAATTTCCTATAACTTTCAGGCAGAGAATCTCTGAGGATACTAGATCGTTGTACTCGGATACCAGAGCGTCGTCTGCATCCTCTGTTTCCGAAAAAGGATAAGTGATGAGATGAAGAGGTTCAGTTGTCTTTTTTCCAGAAATGAAATTAGCCAGTTCTTGAGGGGAGTATACGGGGACGGAGGGCCCTTTTTCGACTGTTGCCCTAACTCGGCTACCTCCTATTTCTGAGGGGTCAATATCTAGAAAATCCGCTATAGCGACCAGCGTTTTCTCTCTGGGTTTTCCAATCTTGCTATTAACAATTTTGCTAAGAGTTGCCTGGGTGAGCCCAGTTCCCTTAGCTAAAGCGTACATGGACAGCCCCTTTTTCTCGGCTATCTCTTTTATTTTCAAGCCGTCAAATTCCATGATTTCACCTATTTAATTTGAGATGGTTAATTTAACCTTAACTGCATTAAAAGTATATCTAAAGTTAAATAGAAATTGCAGTAAATTTAAATTGATTGTCTAAGTTGACTGTCTTGTATTGGGTTTTATAAATTAAGTATAGAATAGGTGAGTATTACTTAACTATATTTGAGCAACGGAGAAGGACTAATGAATAGAAGATTGTCGGAAACGAGGTTTAAGAACTCTCAACTTTTAGTAGAGAAGCTCTTGTCCCTAGGGTGTTCACCGATGAATATTGCCGCGAAGGCAGAAGTCTCAGTTCAGCAGTTCTATCAGGTCTTAAGAAAGAAAAACGCCTTTAGTTTTGCAGTGTTGGAGAAGCTCCAGACGTATTACGAAGCCGAGCTGAAACGAGCACTGTCGCTAGCTGAGATAGAGAAGAAGTTAGGTGACCGCCAATGACAAGATCGTATATTCGAGAAATCGGACCTAAGCTCATCGATCTAGGCTATCAGGTCTGCGCAGTTACCTCAGGAGAGAAAGCTCCGAGGTACAAGAACTGGAACCATGAGGGCGGTTTAACTAAAAAGCAGTGTGAAGGCTGGGATCCTAACTGCGGCGTAGGTGTTCTGTGCGGGGTAGGTGAGAATCCAATATGCTGCATCGACGTAGACGCATCCGACCCAGTCGTCAGTGCTGAGATGCGTAAGTGGCTGCAGAGGGAGCTTGACTTTGAATACAGGCTTTTCGAGCGCGTCGGTCAGGCCCCTAAGTTTGCGCTGATATGCCGGGCAGAGGTTGCCGGCCTTAGTAAAATTGCAACGGCTAAATATGTCCGCGACCCCGATGATGAGGACGAGATTGGCCAGCGCCTGGAGTTTTTAGGAAAGGGTCAGCAGTTTTGTGCCTACCACATCCATCCGGAAACAAATAAACCCTACACATGGCCGGAGGTATCGCTTATAGAAAGCCCTGCGGCTGAACTTCCGATTATTACTCGTGAGCAGATTCGCAAGATTAAAACTGCTTTTGAGGAGATCTGCACGAGACTGGGCTATGTTCGGAAGCAAAGCAAAAGCGAAGAGATGTCTTCGGACTGGGAAGAGCTTGACGAAATTGACTGGGGCGACTCTTCGACACTGAGTAAACTTACCGTAGAGCAGGCCAAAGAGTATCTTTTCGGTTCTGAATTTGATGTCAGCAGTTACGAGGATTGGCTCAAGGCCGGTATGGCTTTACATAACCATTTCGACGGAGACTATGAGGCACTGAAGCTTTGGGACGAGTGGAGTTCCAAGGCGAGCAACTATGTCGGGTTTGAAGACTGCGAGAAGAAGTGGAACAGCTTCAAAGAAAAAAGCGACAAACGCGTAAAGATCGGCACCATCATCGCAAGCTACAACCATAATCCAGAAAACTTCAAAAGGAAAGTTTACATTCGCGTTCTTGCTGAAAGGGTATACCTTCATCTTAGAACAACTCTGAAAAAATTCCGATCTTCAAAGGATAAGTGGGCGAGATTCAGAGGATGTCACTGGTGTGAATGCGATCGGCAGGACGCGATCGGCATAGTCCGTCCATGTCTTGAAGGTAAATACATCAGCTATATCAAGGAAAGCAAAATTCCTGAACAGCGGAAAGGCAGGCTTAAACTTTTTGAGGCTTACCAAAAAGGTCCGATGAGATACCTTAACGAGGTAGTTAATCTTTTCCCGAGTTTCAATGTCGACGAGTCGGTAACAGCAGATGACTTTGACGCTAAGCCGAGGTACTTTGGAGTTTCGAACGGAGACATCGATCTTGAAAACGGCGCGTTTCTACAGCCCGACCCGGGCCGCATGGTCTCGAAGTTTTCGAAAGTTCGTTACGACGCCCAGAGTACTTGCCCACTATGGAGGAAAACACTCAGCGAGTGCTTAGTGTATGACGATGTTGTCGAGTTTTTTCAGAGACTTGTGGGTTATGCGGCAATGGGAGATCCCAAGGAGAACAAGATTATTTTTCTTCACGGTTACGGCTGCAACGGCAAGTCCACTGTGATGTCCGTCCTTCTTGAAGTTTTTGGTTCCTTAGGGGTTGCAGTCCGTCCCGAAGTTTTGGTTTCCCTCTCCGAGAAGCGGTTCAATACTAGCGGCCCAACACCTGAGATTATGCGCATGAAAGGCGCAAGAATAGCGGTTGCAGAAGAACTGCCTGAAAAATCGAAGGTGAAAAGTGAGGCACTCAAACGTCTGGCGGGAACCGAGACACTAGTTGCCCGAAACATGTACGAGGCCCCTGTTGAGTTCAAGCCGACAGCGACTATGTTTCTTTGCACAAACCACCTACCGTCGGTCGAGGATGACGGAGAGGGTTTGTGGAGAAGACCGGTTCTGATTGAGTTTCCAAGGAACTTCAATACTGATAGGGAAGTAAAGAAGGATCCGAATTTAAAGGACAAACTTTTGGCTGAGGCCCCGGGGATACTAAATTGGGTCATCGAGGGAGCCATGCGTTACAAGCGAGAAGGACTGGAGCTCCCAAAGAGGCTCGAGTATGCCTTAAAGAACTGGAGGGGAGAAGAGGATATTGTCGGCACGTGGATGGAAGAAAATCTTGAAAAGACGGATTCAAACCAAAAGACTCCAATGAAAGATGTTTACTCCAATTTCAAGCTATGGGCAAGCGAGTGCGGATCGGACAAGCGGAGCTCTTCATGGCTCGCTCGGAGATTGAGGGAAAGGGGTTTCAAGATTGAGTTAGGGGCACATAAATACAACTATTTATACGGAATGAAATTACGAGAAGAGGAGCAGGAAGAATGGTAGAAGTTAAAGGTGTTACATCTGAAGAGGTTATTGAGCAGATGGCTCGGCAGCCGTTGGCACTTAGAAAAAAGATCACGGAAACTTTGGACCACGGAGTCGCAGGAGACAGAGCTGCTGTTGATTGGGTAGACGGAACACCCGAGTCACGGAAGGACGCGGTAAGAAGGCTCATAAAGGAAGCTATAGACGGTGGCACCTCTTTAGAAAGCGTCAAGCTCCGATGTCAAGGTATGAACTATTTGCTTCTCTGCCTCGGTGAGCTTATCAAGGACTCCAAAGAGGTGATAGAAGAGTTCGAGCAGACGAAACAATAAGAAAGACAGATGGTTAAAGATGGTGAATGGATCACCTCTTCCGGTGATGTAATTCAAGATGCTATTGAGACGGGACTAGCCGAGCGCGAGGCCATTCGTGGAGCATTAGGACTTAGTGACAAGGAGTTTTGTTCTTTACTGTCAGGAAGGTTAGAGCTTTCGAGTCAGCATGCAAAAAAGCTTTCCGAAGTTATCGGAGGCAGCCAAACTTTTTGGGAAAGCGTAGAGACTCAGTACCGAAAGAAACTCAAGACTTAGAGCTGTTGCATTGAGAGCAATTTGTTCTCTCATACTGTTTCCGAAAAATAATCGGGGTCAGTATGAGCAAAAGGATTGAGGAAATTTTTAACGAAGAGCTTGCGCGTTGCTACGCGGATCCTCTTCGTTTTGTTCTCTGGGCCTTCCCTTGGGGAGAGACGCCTGAGACGTCAGTGGTAAGACTTAAGGAGCCATGGTCTAAGAAATATCCGAGATTTAAGTACGGGCCGGACGCTTGGGCCTGCGAGCTTTTAGAAGACATAGGAAAAGAGGTCCGGGTCAGAAAATTTGACGGAGCCCACGCGGTGGAGCCTCTGCGCTACGCGATCGCCTCCGGTCACGGCATCGGAAAGAGTTGTATCACGGCTTGGCTCGTTTGCTGGATATTGGCTACGCGTCCGGGTTGTAAAGGCGTCGTAACCGCAAATACGGCCAACCAGCTGGAGACGAAAACTTGGGCTGAAATCCGCAAGTGGTTAAAACGTTCTTTAGTGGCTGACATGTTTGAGATTAAGGCCACCTCCATAGAATCAAAAGAGTCGCCCGAATCTTGGCGCGCGGACGCGCTCACCTGCAAGGAAGAAAATGCAGAATCTTTTGCCGGTCTGCATGCGGCGTCCTCTACTCCGTTCTACATCTTTGACGAGGCCTCTGCCATTCCCGAAGCTGTCTACGAAGTTGCCGAAGGCGGTTTAACGGACGGCGAACCCATGATGTTTTTATTCGGCAATCCAACCCGCTCCTCCGGGACTTTCCACGCCTGCTTTAACAACTACAAGAAAAAGGCTTACTGGAACCTGCGCAATATCGACTCCCGCACGGTTGAGATCACAAACAAAGAGCAGATCGAAAAGTGGAGGCAGGAGTACGGGGAGGACTCTGACTTTTTCAGGGTGCGTGTCCGGGGAGAGTTCCCCTCAGTTTCCTCGATGCAGTTTATCCCGACAGATGCGGCAGAGGAAGCTACCGTCCGAAGGTTAGATCACAACACGGCGACGGCTGCAATTATTGGCGTAGACGTTGCGCGCTTCGGTGACGACGACTCAGTGATCTACACACGGATAGGCAAGGGCTATCTGCCGATAAAACGTTTCCATGGTCTCTCGACAACGGACCTCGTAGCCAAAGTAAAAGTTCATTTTGAATCCGTAAAGAAACTCGGGTTCCCTGCTGATCGTATCTACATTTTTGTTGATGAAGGCGGCGTGGGCGGTGGTCCGAAAGATATGCTCCGAGACGACGGGTACCCGGTCAGAGGTGTGCAGTTTGGCGAAAAGGCCGACGACCCGCAAACCTATTCGCGTAAGCGAGAGGAGATGTGGGGCCGCATGAAGCAATGGCTTAACGACGGCGGCACGATCCCTAACGACAGAGACCTTGTCGAGGACCTGATTGCGCCGGAGTATGACATTCTCCCGGGAGGCCAAGTCAAGCTTGAAACCAAAAAGGAAATGAAAAAACGCGGCCTCAGATCGCCGGATGCGGCAGACGCCTTGGCGCTTACTTTCGCTTTCAAGATCGAAGAGTACATCCCGCTCGGTGAGCTGAGGATGCGCAGACAAAATACGGGCCGAAGAGAATTCGATCCATTCGGCTGTTTGGACCAGAGAGGAGCGCGATGGTAGAGATAAAGCACACAACATTTGAAGAGCTGTTTCATGCAGAGGGCTTCCGTGAGCTTGTTGATGAGTACTCTTCTGAAACAGCCAATAAGGCGATAGGGGATCCGCAGGTTCAGTTTGACCGCTATCGAAAACTTGAATACACGGGGTCTTTGTATTGCATTGCGGCGTTTGACGAGAAAAAAGTCGTTGGCGTCGTCGGTCTTTTAGTTGCCGAATCTCAGCACTACCCGTTTCCGATTGTGGCCGTGGAGTCCTTCTACCTTCGAAAAGCTTGGCGCAAGGGGCGTACAGGCCTGCGCCTGCTCAAAGAGATTAAACAAACCGCCTGGACGCTCGGAGCTCCCGGGTGTTCCTTCATGGCGCCACCTGAGACACCGTTGGATAAGCTTTGTCAGTGCCTCGGTATGACCCACACACATAACGCTTACTGGTGCAAATGTGATGAATGCAATTGAGAACATGGGACCGGTTACTCCTCAGGTCAATGAGTTATTTGAGAAGCTATGCGCTGAGGTTGAAAACTACCCCAAGCCCAAGATTAAGACGGAGCACCACCTTCACGCCGGAGTTTATTCGAGAACCATTTATGTACCGGCCGGATGTATCGCAGTCGGGTTGAAGGTAAAGCTGGCGACCCAGCTCATCTGTGCGGGTCACTTTCAGCTTACCGATGGTTCAGCGACGAAAGAGTTTAAGGGGTACCACGTCCTAGACGGGTTCGCGGGAAGAAGGGCCGCGGTGTATGCCTTTACAAACTCAGCCTTCACGATGCTTTTTGCAACAAACGCTAAGACTGTGGAGGAAGCGGAAGAAGAGTTCACAGATGAGCCTGAAAGGCTCTTAACAAGAAAGGAGAAAGAAACATGTCAGGTGCAGCAGTAGTGGGTGCAGTGACGGCGGCTGTAACGGCAGGCGCGGCTATTTTCTCCAGCCGGCAACAAACTTAAAAGACGGAAAA